CAATGGTAATCCCTTTCATATTACTTTTTCTGCGCTTTGCTACCATATGTATACTTATACTTTTCTTTTAAATAATGTGTAAGTTCTTTCCAATAATCATCAAAAGAATTAAAGTTTTCTTTTAAAGGTTTAACACAACTATAATCTACTAAACTATAATCATCTTCACCTGCTTCTACAGATTTTTGATACTGATCCATAAATTCTTTAGTAACCACGTATAGCTTTTCCATATCCTTTTTTAATTACTCCACCCATACGTCTTTTTATTTTACCACCATATCGTTTGCTATCTATATCAATATAACCCTGTTGTTGTAATTCCTTCATTTCTTGTTTTGTAAGTGCTTTTCCTCTCATAATTTGTTGGCCTACTTCTGGCCCACTACCTATACCTACTTTTCTTTCAAGTGGATTAGATTCACGAAACGCTGCTTTTGAAGGATAAAGCTCTATACGTCTTTCACGATCATATGGAGATATTAGTCCTTGTTCTTGAGCTTTTATATCTTCTTCTTGTTTCTTTTTTAATTCAGCAAGTTCTTTATTTTCTTTTTTGGTCAGCTTCTTTTGTGCTTTTTTTCTTTCTTTTTTCTTTTTTTCAGAATCTTTTTTAGCTTTAGCTCGTAGTTTTTTTAATTCTGGTATAGTAATACCAAGACGATCTGCAACTTTTTTATCTTCAGGATTAGCAGGTTTACGTCCTCTAGGTTTTCTTTTTCGACCTCTTTTTGATCCAGTAGATTTTATTACTGATTTTACTCCCTTTCCTACAGCCATTTTATCCTCCTCTTCTTTCTTTTCTATGCCCTCTCAAAGCCTTACGTTTACCTTTACCAAGCCATCCTCCATGTTTATAAGAAAACATTGACTCTACAGAATCAGGATCTTCTGGATAATCATATGAAAGTTCCATATCTGAACCTGTAAATGGATTTTTAACTGTTTGATCTTTTGGTGTAAAGTCTCCAGTTTTAAATCCACTAAACATAGTATCTAAAATACCTTTACGTTTAGGTTTACTTTTAGATTTTCCTGTTCCATAGTACTCTTGATCTGATCTAGCATCTGAATCAAAATCAATATTTTGTTTTACAGGTTTATTTTTTTTCTCAACAACTTCTCTAAAAATTTTTTTAGATGCTACTCTTTTAGGTTTCTTTTTAGGAATTGGTGCTACTCTTTGTTCTGGTTTTTTTAATTTCGTTGAAAATTCTTTATATTTTGAACCAGGCCACGCAAAAACATTGTCTCTTTCTTTTGCTAAGACATCACTAATATTTGGCTTAACCTTATCCTTTTTAACATTTTTGATTACTTTTTTAACTGTTTCTGCTCTTGGAATAACATTTGCTTTAGCAGATTTCAATATAGATGGTGTTGTTGCTTTTGTTTTTTTATCTTGTACCTTTGCTTTAGGTGTTACTTTTCTTTTTTCTGCTGCTCTCTTTTCTGCATCTGCACGAAGTTTACTAATTCTTGATTGCTTTGGTTTTTCTTTAGGTGGTGAAATAAGTGGTTTTCTAATTCTTTTTTCTGCTGCTCTCTTTTCTGCATCTGCACGAAGTTTACTAATTCTTGATTGCTTTGGTTTTTCAAGAAATTCTTTTTTAGTATCAATTATTTTAGATTTAGTTCCAGATTTTTTTTGAATCTTTTGTAATCTATTCTCTAATAATTTAATTCTTTTTTGAGCAGATTTATAAGATACAGTACCTGGCGCAGAGTTATTTAAATTTCTTTTTAAAACTTCTATTCTACTTTTAAGACCTCTAGTAGCAATATTATTTTTTAATTTAGCCATGATTAATCTTCTATTTTAAAAGATTTACCCTGTTCATAGTCTTCATCAACTACGACATCTTGGGGTGGGCCTTTTACATCTGGTCCTTTTCTAGCTGCCCCATACCCTTGTCCTGTAGGTCTTCCTACAATCTCATCGAGGTTATGAGGACGTTTAATAAGAGTATGGGGTCCAACCATTTTATTTCTCCTTCTTATATTTTCTATAGATAAACCATGCACCTATACAAATAGCTGCAATAATTGCTATACCTATTCCAAGACTACTATCTTCTTGTACAGGTTTTGTTTCTACTTTAGCAGGTTGTTCTACAACTGCTACTGTTTTTTTATCCATTATGATCTCCTCTTTCTACCTTTCTTTGCTTTTCTTTTACCTTTTTGTGCCATTTCTGTCATTTTCTTAGGACCATATTTCTTACGGCCTATAAATGCTGCAAGGGCTTTAGGATTTTTTGCTCCACGTTTTTTTAATTTTGCTGTAAGAGCTTTAAATTTAGCTCCACTTTTTCCTGCTTTCATAACTTGCTGTCTTGTGCTTGATCTATTAATCATAAATCATCTTTAAAATATCATTGCCATCTATTACTGTACCACCTATACTACGATAAAGTACTTTACGACCACCCATAGCTTTTACAACTTTCTTTTTCTTTTTAGTTTTCTTCTTTGAATGTCTAATAACTCCAGAGGCATCTTTAGTAGGCCCACCTAAAATTTCTTGTATTTGAGCAGGACTTAAACCCTGCATCCAATCAGCTTTAGCTACTTTCTTTTTGCCACCATAAGAACCTTTTGTACTTATAGGATTTGTAGGACCACCTTTTTTGTAACCTTTTATTTTACCACCACCCATTTTGTATTGTACTTTACCACCACCTTTAGCAAATCCCATTTTATTACGAACTGGAGTAGGAAGCTTTGCTAAACCTGGATTCTTTTTAGTATTTACAGATTTTAAATTACCACCCATATTTTTCTTTACTACTTTACCACCCATTTGTTTACGACGTAGAAGTTTGTCGTTTTCATTTCTTTTTCGTGCAGCAATATTTCTGGAAGCTGCTTTTTCTTGTTTTTTAGTGGGAGTTCCAATTATTTCTCCAGTTTTTGGATTTATCCTACCACTTTGTTTTTTAGATGAAGACTTTCGTTTTTGACCAGTTGCTATTTGTCGTAACAAATCTTTCTTTTCTTCAGTTTTTCTTTTTGCAAGACCCCTAGAAATATTTTTTCCTTGTTTCTTTTGTGCTTTAATATCCTGTGCTTCCATTTTATTATAAGCGGCTTTAGCTTGGTTTCTTATCTTTAAAGTTTTCCCTTCTCTTGCTAGTTTTGCAAGCTTTGCTTTTGCTTTTCCTCTAGCTCTTGCTCCTTTTGAAGCTTGATCTCGTACAAAATTATTAATAGTTAAACCACCTATAGTAACTTTCTCACCTTTTGTACCTACATCTCTAGCTGTTCTAGCTCCTACACCACCTTTATAATCACTAGAACCAGGATCAAGTCTTGCACCTTCAGCTTCTCCTTTACGTTTAGGTAAACCTCCTTTTTCAAACTTACCCCTTCCTGCTCCTGTTGTATCACTAAAAATATTTTGAACTGGTTTTTTACGTTTTCTAGTTCTTGGTTTAGGTTTAGGGCTAACTACTTTTTTTCCTAGTTTTATTAAGCCACCATACTGACGTCTTACTGTTTTATCTTTTTTAGCTTTAGCTCGTCGTTTTTTTAATTCTGATACAGTAATACCAAGCTGTCCTGCTAATTTTTTAAGGAACATTGGATCTTTAATAAATAAATCATCTATAGATTTTTCTTTAGGTGGTGAAATAGGTGGTTTTCTAATTCTTTTTTTATTTTCAATTATTTTTTTCTTAACTGCAGCCTGTTTCTTTTTATCAACACCACGCTTTGCCTTTTTAGCTTTTCGTTGAGCTTCTAGTTGAAGACCTTTTAATGCTTTTCTTTTTTGAGCTTTTGGGTTAAATTCTGTTCCTTCCATAAGTTTCTTGAACCTCTCGTTGCTTTCAGCCAGACGCTGTTTTTCCTTTGCAGATAGAGGTTTAGAAGTAGCTTTCCTCCTACTTCGCTTTGGACCTGGACCTTTAGTTGCGCTCAAAACTTTTTTCATTCCTTTTAATAACATTTTAACTTGCTCCCTGTATAATTGTATCAGGACCACCAGCAGGTGAGGCTGCTTGAGCCATATCATCTTGTCTGGTACGTCTTGCTTGGTTACGTAATGTTTCTATGGCACCTTGATATTGAGTTTGCCATACTTGAAGTGTAGTCCAATCTTTCATATACATTGTTGCTTCCATCATACAACCAGCAAATAAAGCATCATAACAATACTCACTAAAGTAATTAGAAGTAGTAACACTTGTTCCTGTTGCAGAAGCAAGAGCAAGAGGTTGAGATTGGGTTTTTATTACTGCTGTTATTACAGACGTAGGTGTTGGTACAATTTTAATTTGTGTATTATTACGTCTTGAATAATATCTTGGTGTTCCTGTAGAAGCACTAACAGGCCAATAGTCTTGTGTATATTCTACAGTTCTTGGAAGAAGATTAGTAACTGTTGTATTAGTACTAACACTATAATTTACATTACGGACAATTCGTGTTCTATCATTAAGTGTTACATCTGCAGCATTTCCAGATGACACTGAAACTGTTGTATATTCATCTAAACCATAATCATCAAGATCTTTTATCATACGGAACTCTGTCTTTTTTACAAACGCAGAAACCTGTGCGGCAAAACTGGTAGATTCATTTTCCGTTGTATTAATAAGATCGGTTTTAAGATAAGAATAATTAGGCATGATTAGCCTAGCATTGCTGTAAGAACACAACCATCTGTCGGACCAGAAACACTGACAACACCAAAAACAGCGACACCAAGTTCTCCAATATAAATATCACTTGCTTCATTAGCAGCTACTTGAAATTTAATTGCAGTACCTTCTGCAGTCTTGTTTGTGATTTGTCTCTGCCCCTTAATAGAATAAGAACCAGCAGCAGTTGCCAAGGCATGTATTGCAATAATACGAGTAGTACTTGGAATATTGGCATCAGCCGTTCCGTTACTTCCTACCGTTGTATCATCATCTACATACTTTAATACAGCGTCCCCTGTGGCTATAGCAACTTTAATATTAGTTGACATGACCTCTCCTTTTTTATAAATAGAAGAGAGGCAGCATTACACTACCTCTCTCTATTATTTTGTTATCCAGCACTTCCGAACCAACCACGCCAATCAGAGACACCGAAGCTATAACGCTCCCTTGCCTTGAAACGAAGGTTGCCAGTATCGAAATCTGGCTCCATTTTGGTCTGAAGTGGAGAACGAACAAACATCTTTGTTCCATTCGGCACATCAGTTTTCACAAACCACGCATCAGTATCAGTGAAGCGACGATTAATGAAATACCCTTCAGGGACCATTCCCAAGTGACGAGTAGCATTGATAGCATTCGTGTTAGGATTAGCATCAGCAGCACTCGTTTGAGTGTTACCAGGACTGCTAAGTACACGATCTGCTACTGCCCAATAGTCAACAGGGATGTGCAAAGAAACAGCAGAAGCACCTACCAGAATACCACGATCATCTTTGATCTTCTGAATAGATGTTAGTGCAGTTTCAAGAGTTGATTCTGCAAGGTCAGACGCAGCCAAAAGATTGGACTGATTCCCATCAGAAATCGTTGGGTGAGCCGCAGAGAAGAATGCAGCACCGTCACCAATGGTGTCAGAGAAACCATTGTTGTAGATGTTTGCAGCTTTCACCTGTTTGGTATTTGCCATTGCTCGTGCAAGACCTTTCGC